CGGCGCGCTGCATCACGTCCTCGGCCCTGCGGTCTTTGCCCTCGAATTCCCAAAGCGCCCGGAACACGTCGGCCTGCGCCTTCGAGCAGCGAATCGGGTCGGCGCCTTCGCCATCCAGGTACACCAGACGGAAGTCTGCCGAGAACGGCCCGTGCACCGGCGCGGTTGGATCGTTCCTGCGTCGCGATGCGCCGGCCCCGGGTGCGCCAATGAACGAGACAACATCGGCTCGCAGGTGGAACCGTTCCTCCAGCGCCACGTACTCCACGCCCGCGTCTGTCGGCACACCGACAGCGATCTGGCCCGTCGGCGCGATCACACGCACAGGTCCGTTGTCTACGCGAACTCGATCCAGCAAACCTGGTTCGCGCCAGAGTCGACGAATGTCGCGCGTCAGCACCACTGGCACCTTCCCGGCAAACCCGAGCAGCCATGCGCTTGGCGCGAGCTGCGAGGATCCGCCATCCGACTGAATGTCCAGCGCGGCGCGGAGCTTTCGGTGTAGCCAGTGCTCGTCGAGCGTGAACGCCGCCAGGTCGTCGGCATCGACCGGAACGGGCCCGCACTCGGGGCAACAGCATTCCAGCCCGCCATCACTGCTACGGCGCACGTCCCCGCTGTTCAAGTCGCAGTAGGGACATGGTGCAACGTCGACACTGAGCATGGTCGGCCTTACCGCCTTGCTGATGTCCGGCAGCAACTCGACTTCGCTCGTCGTTAACCGCGTCCGCATCACCGGAATCCCTGATGCGAACAACCGGCAGATCAGGCTCCAGCCCAACTGTGCCGACAACGATCAGCCCTCCACCAGCGGCTGCGACACCTCATCGATCTCCGGAAACTCGTCCGCATCGAGGCTCTGGTCGCGGGCCAGAATTCCCTTCTCGACGAGGTAACGCTCGACGTTGGCTTTCATCACCGGATCGCGCATCGGAAGGCGCAGCCGGCCCATGCTGGTCAGTTCGGCGGTCACGAGGCGATTCCGGCGTCCGGCATCTCCCGGGTAGTACAGATTGATCTGCACCGCGGTTACCGCCCAGTCGCCTTCCAACGGCGCCGGCAGTTCCTCTTGCATCAGATCGGTGACCGACTGATTCTGTGCCGCCGCCATCGCGGTGCACTCGATCTTCAGCCTGCCGGTCGGACTCAGCATGGTCATCTGCTTGAGTTGCACCGCGACGAAGCCATCCTTGATGGCCTGCGGGAAATCGACGCCGGCGCGGAATTGCCTGAGATCGAGCTTCTCCGGTTTGATGCGCTTGGCGTCCACCGCCTGTCCCAACAAGTGCGTCGCGAACTCGCCGGCCAGCATCTGATGGAAAGCAGCGCCGCCACGGATCAGCGTGCGCACGACGCCGGTCCTCTCCGAATACTCCAGCATGCCGTGGATGCTGGGATTGCCGACGCGGCGCGTCAGCGACTTGCCCTGGAACTCCAGGTGCATCGTCGCCAAGTCCTTCACGTGGATCGTCAGCAGGAACACGCCAGGACTGCGCTGGAAGATGGTGCTCTCGACGCCATCGCCGCAGTGCAGCTTGCGCTGGTAGAACTTCGAGACGGCGTGATCGAAGGCCGCCAGGGCGGGCTTGGTAGTGTTTGGATGGCGCTTGATGCCCAGCGCATGTTGCTGGGACTGACCGCCACGACGCTCGATGAAGTCGGCGTCGAGGGCGTTGCCGAACAGCGCAGGATGATGGCGGTACAGCCAGAATGCACGATGCAGATCGCTCTTGCAGGTAGCCAACCCGAGCAATGCACTACCGTCGCTGGCGGCCACCTGAAAGATCGCCTGCTGTCCGGGCGAATCAGCCAGCGGCAAGCAAGCGGCCAGTTCGCCAACCAGTCGATCTTTGGCGGGAATGTCCTGCCACTGGCGCACGCAGTCGAGCAGCGCGCGGGAGGTAACGGGCGTGTCATCCCACGCGAAGCCCAGCGGCACTGGGAGCACGTGTTCGGTCAGAAGTTGTTGCAGGGTGGCATCCACAGGCAGTTCGAGCAGCACATCGACAAACGTTTTCTTCATTGCGGGGAATTCCTTCAAAGGACTGGCAGTAGGGAGCTGGACAGCACGAGATCAGGCACAACGACTGTTAGGTTTTAAAGGCAATGCTCCTGGCGTCTGTCATGTGGCGAGATACAAGCAAAGGCTAGGTCCCGGATTGTCGCTTGTCAATCAGGGAGAGCGCTCTGGTCCCATCTTGTATCTCGTAGCTATACTTCAGTCTCAGCCTTTGAGACAGCCTTCAAGTAGAAACAGACCCATGGCAACGACATTCGGCACCCGGCTCCGGCGCTTGCGCGAAGCCAAGAACATGACCTTGCAGCAGGTGGCCGACGCGGTCGGCTGCACGCGTGGCTACATCTGGGAGTTAGAAATGAAGGAAGGCCAGCGGCCGTCGGCCGAGCGCGTGTACCTGCTCGCCAAGACCTTCGGCGTTACCGTCGAAGATCTGATGGAGGAAACGCCGCGCGCGGCGCACGAAGCCAAGCCTGAGGATGTGCAGTTTTTCCGCGAGTACGCAGGCATGACCGACGAGGAAAAGGCTCGCTACAGGCAGGCGCTGAAGCTGATGTTCCCCGACCGCAGCGAGGGCGGGGTCAAGGAGTGAGCGCGACTGCACTGAACGGCTTTACGGCCGCCACTACCGTTCTAAAGTGGTTGAGAGCCTGGTATGGCGAGAACATGCCCGAGGCCATCGATCTCGATGTCGTGCGGCAGCTACTGCCGACGACGCCCTACGGCATCGGAATTCGGGAAATCAAACCGCCGATGGCGCTCGACATCCCTAGCTTCGAGGGCAGTTTGGTGCGTAACCCGAAAGACGCCGCCGAGTGGGGCATCTTCTACAACGGAAGTGCGAGTCCGGAGCGCATCCGCTTCACCATCGCGCACGAGTTGGGTCACTTGATCCTGCACCGCGCGAATCAGATTCGCGTCGAATGCGACAAGGACGGCGTGACGTCAGGTCAGTTCGACGGCCGCAACATCGAACGCGAAGCCAATGAGTTCGCCAGCAATCTGCTGATGCCGATCGATGTGCTGCGACGGCTGCTCGGCGATCAGCGCAAGGTCACGCTGCACCTACTGAGCGACATCGCGCGCACCTTCGAAGTCTCCTTCGAAGCACTGTGCCTGCGCTTCATCGAGGCTACCGACCAGCGCGCGATTCTGGTCCATTGGGACCAGGGCTTCCTCAAGTACCAGCGGCAAAGCCACAAGGCGCTCATGACCCGCGCCCGCGTCCGCGAGACCGAGTCGGCACAGGAGCCGTTCCCTGGCACCCTCGCCGCCGACGCCAGCGTGGCGCAATGCTTCGATGGCGTGGAATGTTCCGCGGCGATCTGGTGCGCCGAGGAGCGCGAACACATGATGTTGCGCGAGTTCAAGCACACCTTCGTGGGTCGGGACCGCGTGCTCACCCTTTTGTTGCTAGAAAGTGCGGAGCCGCGTGAGTGGGACGATTCGTGGCAGGATGAGCATGTGCCCGACACCAGCGACCAGTTTCGCGCAGCTGGCCAGGATCCCGTTCGCTGAAATTGCGGTCCAACGGGATTGGCCGATGCCGACCCGAGGCGGACGTTCGGCGCGACGGCCCCATGGCACCGTAAAGCCAGTGCCCGAACTAGAGTACGTTTATGGAATTGATTGTCTGGCCGATCACCTCAACTAACTACCAAGACGACCCGACTTTCAAACACCTGAAACGATTTTCCAAAGTCTGAACGAAGTGTTGCGCTTGCTAATTGAGTCTAAGTGACACGTCGCTCTCTCGGATTCTTGCGTCCACAATGACATCCTATACGGAGGTCTTTACCGGAGAGACAAAGCCATCAGGTTTCACCGCAAGCACGGAACAATGCAATTGGCTTAGAATCGATTCCGCAGTATTACCGATGACCAGTCCGGCGATGCCGCTTCGTGCCACCGTCCCCATCACCACCAGATCGGCCTGCAACCGCCGTGCTGTATCTGGGATGACCTTGGCGGCTGCGCCGCGCAGCAAGTGAAATCGCGGCGAGAGATGATTAAAGGCTACCTCGCCGAGTCGGTCTTTGACCTGGCCTCTGAGGTGATTCAGAGCATTTTCATGATGGGAACGTAGCCCATCGACATAGGAATCGGCAGCCTCGTCTGGTTTGCTCGCCCATGAGCGCACCGTCATCTCGCCTGGGGCATCCCACACGTGAACGAAGTTCAGCGCCGCAAAGTCAGATAGCGCGAGTGCGCCGGATAGATCTACAATCGTCTGGTTGAGGCTCGCGTCCCGATTATCCACAACGCCCGGCAGATCAAAGTCGAAATCAACGGCGGCCACGATGCAGGTGTAATTCGCCTTTTCATGTGGCTGCATTAACCAGACTGGACAGGGGCATTTGCGCAGCAAATGCATATCATCACTGCCGAACATCCGCTCGATGAATCCGGGTTCCTCAGTCTGCTTCATCAACAGGTCGTGCTGACCGCGCATGACCATCCGAATGGCTTCAAGGAACGTCTTTCCGACCCGAACCTCCAGCTTTATTTCGAGCCGCTCTCTATATGGTGCAATCAGGGTTTGCAGCTGTTCACGGCGCTGTGCAACCATGTGCGTCTGCAATTCTTCCGAGGTCGGACCATTGGCGATTCCGAAGTAGGCTGCAAACTCGGGAACAACCCCCAAAACCGTCAGGTCGGCCTGATTGTTTTCGCTGAGCGACACAGCCCGTGCCAGCGCTGCACCCTGAGCGTCAGTGGCTTCGGCGACATAGAGAATATTCTTGAATGGTTGCATGAGACGCTTGACCTTCATCGCAGCGTTCTTAAGAGGACCTTGGTGCACGCAAGCATGCCAATGAGCCCGGCCCCTATTTGTCCTGCACTACCTCCAGAACCGGCTTGTAACCCCAGTCTCGCACGTCCTGGATCACGTGATCAATCGCGTCATGCGGGATGTGCAGCAATTGCAGCGCGGTTGCGCCGAGGCGCAAACTCGCTTCAATGGTTTCCGGGTAGGCGTGCACCGCGCCAGCGTCGAGCAGGCGCGTGCTGGATTCAAGATCTCGCGCACGGGCGATGACTGGCACTTGCGGACAGGTCCTGCGCAGGTGCGAGATTGCCTGAAAAGCCGTGTTTGCGCTGTCAACGGTGATCACCACCAGTGCGGCGCGCTCGACGCGAATGGCCGCGAGCAGTTCGGGATCGGAAATGTCGCCATATGACACCGGGTGCCCACTTGCTCTGCCTTGCGTGACCATTTTCGGATCGGTATCCAATGCGATGAACGGTACACCGCTGGACTGCAGCAGCACAGCGATGGTGTGGCCTACACGTCCATAACCGCCGATCACGACCACTTGCTCCGACTGATCCAGCGCTTCCGGCCGCGAAGGGTCTTCGTTGTGCGACTTGTGGGTGAGTAGCGCCGAAATGCTGCCGTTGAACCGGATCAAAACGGCACCTGCAATCATCGAGAGCAGAACAGACGTAATCGCAATCTGACCGAGTTGCCCGTCGATCACGTTGGAATCCAACGAGATTGCAATCAGAGCCAGGCCAAATTCACCACCGACACTCAACAACAGGCCGGTGCGCCATGCTACCTGGCTTTCAATCCCTTTTCTGCGCACCATCGCCGCAACAATCAGGATCTTGCTGATCAGAATGAGCAGCGCCCCGAGGATGGCCCAGTGCCATATCGGGGGTATTGACGCGGGATTGAAGCGCATCCCGATACCGATAAAAAACAGGCCCAGAAGCACATCGCGGAAAGGCCGAACACTCGATTCCACCTGGTGGCGGAACTCCGTTTCACCGAGCATCATTCCCGCAAGAAATCCCCCGAATGCCAGCGACAAACCGAGACTGTTCGTGGTCCACGCTGCGAGCAGTGCGACCAACAAGACGGCGAGCGTGAAGATTTCCATCGACTGCCGTTTCGATATGGCACGAAAAAGCGGACTGAGGAACCACCGTCCTGCATAGAATACGAGGCCAAAGGCGAGCACGGCCTTGGCCAGCGCCCATGCCAGGGCGCCGGCCAGGACGCTCGCGGCGACCGAGGTGGCCAGTACCGGAATGATAACCAGAAAGGGAACGGCGGTGACGTCCTGAAAGACCGATATTGCAAGTCCGAGTCGGCCGTGTTGTGTATTTTCCTCACCGCGCTCGGCTAGAACACTTGCGATAATCGTGGACGATGATTGGGCGAACACGGCTCCGAACACAAACGCAGCTGCAACAGGGAGTCCCGCCAGCCAGGCAATCAACCCGACCAGCAAAGCGGTGAATACGACCTGCCCGGTTCCGAGTCCGAGGACCAGGTGTCGCAAGGTCTGCAGTTGCTGCAGCGAAAAATTCAACCCTATCGTGAACAACAAGAAGACGACGCCGAATTCGGCAAGAGCTTCGAATTCCGGGACGTACACGGTGGGCCCGAGCGTATACGGACCTAGAATAACGCCCACCAGCAAGTAACCCAGGCTCGTCGGGATATGCAAGCGTTGAAAGGTAACCACGACCACCAGCGCCACCGCCAGAAGCAACAAGATTTGAGTGAGGTGCTCCATCATCGGTGTTTCTCTCTCTGATGTTCCTTGCCGTCGGCCCACTCGGTTTGGAAGGATGCGGACTGCCGCTGGCGTCGACCGCGGCGGTTCCATCCTACCCGAGCTCGTACTGTTCTTCGCGCCGGCGCGGTTGCGCACCCGCGACGGCAGGAACTTGCGCCGGACGATCAATTTTTTGGTGCGCTGGGCGGCGCGGCGCGCTGCGGAGCAGTCGCCTAAGGATGTGCAGCGCACCGAGTGTAGCCAAAGACCGGCATGCTGATCCGGTCAGGCAACTGCGCGACTTCGCTCGCTCGAACAGTCATCAAAACCGTGAAATCAGCGTGAAATGGGGACGCGCGCGGTAGCGTGAGAATGTTGAGGATCGACGCAGCGGGCACACGTCGATGAAGGCTGGCGGTGTCGGCAGCGGTGGCGTCGCGCTTGCGGTGATCGTCGTCTGGTTCATGGGCGTCAGCCGGATGGAGACCCTCGGACTGCTCTCCGGCCAGCAGGGTCAATCGTGCGCTAGCGGGGCGGTGGCTTCAACGCCTGCCTGGGGACGAGGCCGCACGCGCGTACGATCCGCGGCGCCAGTTCGTCGGCGCCATCCTCGGCGCGACCGAGGATGCGTGGAGCACACAGTTCGGCGACCAGCAGTACCTGGCGTCGAGGCTGGTGCTGTTCGAGGGCGCAGTCAACACCGCCTGCGGTCAGGCAAGTTCGGCGGTTGGCCCTTTCTGTTGCCCCGGCGACCAGCAGGTCTCCATCGACCTCGTCTTTTTCGCCGAGATGGAGAAGCGCCTCGGCGGTGGCGGCGATTTCGCCGATGCCTACGTCATCGCGCACGAAGTCGGGCATCACATCCTGACCATCACCGGCGTTTCCAAGCGTGTCAACGATGCTCGCCGCAGATGTAATCACGTCGCCGGCGATAACTAAGCCGGTCTCTGGGTACGCTTTTCCCAGGCGCGCCACCAGTGGCGAGAGGAAGGCGACATCGAGGCGGCGCAACTCAGTAGATGGAGTTGGTTACATCTGATTCGAGGTCGTCGAATGTCGGCTCCTGACGAAGTGGAGAACTTCAGTCGACCGCAGGACTAGTTGCCGCAGATGCCAATGCCGGCGCCGCGCATCTCCGCTCATTCCCGTTACTTCGAGCAGCCTCGGTTCCTAGCATGAGCAGCGTTCACCTGCCGAGCGCCTACCATGTTTCATCACGAACCTTCCTCCATCCCTGAAGCGCCGCGGCATCCGCACCAGGAGATTGTCGATCTGCTGGCCGCCGCGTTCCTGCGACTGCGCAAACACGCAATGTCGGCTGCGAACGGCGAGAGCGCGGTTGGCCTTGGCTTTGGTGGCCAGCAGCGTGTTCATGCGAACTCCTCTCAACTGAAAGGAGTTCGCTGATGTCGATTCCCGATACCAGCCCCGACGCGGCGACGGTCGCCGCCCGTGTCGCCCAGCTCCCGCACCTGCCAATGGAACAGCTATGGGCGCTGTGGGATGACCATTTCGACGAGCGTCCCGGCCACCACCAGCGTGTCTGGCTCGAATCTCGGCTGGCCTACCGGATGCAGGAGCGCGCCTTCGGCGGACTGAAGCCATCGATCCGCAAGCAACTCGAAGACATCGGCGAGACCGGACTGCTTCCGCGAGCAATCCGGCGTGATGCCAACCGCCTGTTGCCCGGCACGATGCTGACGCGAGTGTTCGATGACGTGGAGCACCGCGTCCTTGTGCGCGGGCCGAACGACTTTGAGTACGAGGGTCGGCGCTACACCAGCCTGACCGCCATCGCCTGCCACATCGCAGGCACGCGGTGGTCGGGCCCGGCGTTCTTTGGGCTGACCACCAAGGAGCGTGCATGAAAGTGCAGCGCACGACCAATTCGCCGTCTGCGCCCGTTGTCTCGAAAAAGCGCTGCGCGATCTACACGCGCAAGTCCAGCGACGAGGGGCTCGATCAGGAATACAACAGCCTCGAAGCCCAGCGCGATGCCGGCCTCGCCTTCGTCGCAAGTCAGCGCCACGAAGGCTGGCTGGCGCTGGACGACGGCTACGACGACGGCGGGTTTTCGGGCGGCAACATGGAGCGTCCTGGCCTGCGGCGTTTGCTCGCCGACATCGAAGCCAAGCGCATCGACATCGTGGTCGTCTACAAGATCGACCGCCTGACGCGCGCGCTCGCGGATTTCGCCAGGCTCGTTGATGTGTTCGACCGCAACAACGTGTCCTTCGTGTCCGTGACCCAGCAGTTCAACACCACCACGTCGATGGGCCGGCTGACGCTGAACATCCTGCTCTCGTTCGCGCAGTTCGAGCGTGAGGTGACTGGCGAGCGCATCCGCGACAAGATCGCCGCCAGCAAGGCCAAGGGCATGTGGATGGGCGGCGTGCCGCCGCTGGGCTACGACGTGGTCGAGCGCAAACTCGTGGTCAACGAACGCGAGGCTGCCCTGGTGCGCGACATCTTTCGCGGCTACGCCGAACATGGATCCGCCGCGCGAATCGTGCGCGAGTTGGCGCAGCAAGGCATCACCACGAAGTCGTGGGTGACCCAGACAGGACGCCAGCGCACGGGCAGCGCAATCGATCAAAAGTTCATCTTCAAGATGCTGCGCAACCAGATCTATCTGGGCGATCTGACCCACCGCGGTCAGGCGTACTCCGGGCAACACCAAGCCATCGTCGCGCAGGAAGCGTGGGACGCAGCGCAGGCGTTCATGGAGCGCCGAAAGCAGGGGCCTCGCGATGTTCTGCCGAAGCATCCTGCATTGCTCGCTGGGCTGCTCTTCGCGCCCGATGGCCAGCGCATGATCCACTCGCACACGCGCAAGAAGAACGGCCGCTGCTACCGCTACTACGTCCCGCAGATGCACAAGGTTCACGCTGCCGGCACCCAGCGCCGCGCAGACGTACCCAACATTGGCCACCTGCCGGCGGCCGAAATCGAAAATGCGGTGTTGGCCCAGGTCCATGCCGTGCTGGCAGCTCCCGAGGTGCTGATCGGTGTTTGGCGCGCCTGTCTGCGCCATCCGCAAGGCGCTGGGCTGGACGAAGCGCAGGTGGTCGTCGGCATGCGGCGCATCGGGGATGTCTGGGCACAACTATTCCCCGTCGAACAGCAGCGGATCTTGCGACTGCTGATCGAACGCATCCAACTGCAGGGGAACGGTTTGGACATCCACTGGCGCGAGGACGGCTGGATGGGCCTGGGCCCCGATGTTTGCAGCCATCCGCTCGTCGACGAGCACCAGGAGCGGGAGGCCGCCGCATGAACAAGGACTCACGGCGGTTTGCGGTCACCATCGAGACCGGGGCCGATCCACGCAGCTACATCAACAACGGTCAGCGGGTGACCTCGGTGCCGTTGACGATCAAGCGTCGCCAAAACCGCAAGGTGCTTACGCCACCACCGTCGGCGCCAACGGATGCCTCGGTCGGCGGCTTCGACGAGCCCATGATCAAGACGCTGGGCAAAGGCTTCTATTGGCAGAAGCGGCTGGACGAAGGCCGATATCCCCACGTCGGCGATCTGGCCCGAAAGCAGAAGCTCGAACGCGGCTGGATCTCGGAGATCCTGCGGATGACGTTGCTGGCCCCCGACATCATCACCGCCATCGTCGAGGGTCGGCAGCCACGCCACATCAACCTGCACGCCCTGCGCGGCCGCATCGACGTCATACCGCGCGACTGGAACGAGCAGCGCCGAATGCTGGGCTTCCCCGAGCGCTGACCTGATCCCGACACCGATCCACCCTCCAGCGGCGAGCCTCGTGCTCGCCGTTGCCGTTTCTGGCGTCGGCGAACCACTGGCGAATATTTGCGACCCGAAATATTCGCCAGTGCGTCCATCGGAAATTCGCCACTGAAAACCTGAAATACCTCCACCGATTCCGCAGCGGAATCATTGGAGGAACAGATGCAAGCTCAAGCACGCAGTACCCCGCCCATCAGCGACCTGGCCCCCGGCGACCGCCGGGTCTTGAACGAAAACGAAGTCGCCAATCGCTGGGGCGTGAGCCCCAAGACGCTGCAGCGGTGGCGCTCGGAAGGCCGCGGCCCGAAGTACCTGAAGTTGTCCAAGCGCGTCGGCTATCCGCTGGAGTCGGTGATCGACTTCGAGCGCCGGGTGCTGCACGACTCCACCTACCAGCACGCGTCGGCGTGAGGTGGCGGCCATGACTGCACTCACCGTTCTCCCTGACCGACTCACCGCTCTCAGCGTCGCCGACCTGGCTGCGCTGCCGGCAACGCAACTCGCCGAGATCGTCCGCAACCTGGACGAACTCCTCGGCTGGCACAAGCAGCAACGCGCCAAAGTCGATGCGGCGCTGGACCGCAGCTACGCCGAACGCATCCAGTCGGCGCGCGCCAACGCCGGCAAGGACTTCGGCACGGTGCACATCGACGACGGCGGCATCCGCATCACCGTCGATGTACCCAAGCGCGTGTCCTGGGACCAAACGAAGCTCGCGGCCATCGCCCAGCGGATCGCCGCAGCCGGCGAAAAGGTCGAGGACTTCATCGACGTCGATTACGCCGTCAGCGAATCGCGGTTCAACAACTGGCCGCCGACCCTGCGTGAGCAGTTCGCCGCCGCCCGCACCGTGAAGCCGGGCAAGCCGACCTTCCGCCTGACCACCAACTCCGAGGACTAAACCATGAGCACCAATCCGGTTGCACTGCTGCGCCAGCGCGCGCCTTCGCTGTACAGCGAATTTCTTCCCGCCGACCTCCGCTACCGCAACGCCGCTGGCCACAGCGAGATCGTAGCGCTGGAGTCCGCGACGGTCGATGAGTTGGCGTTCGCGATCCAGACCCTCCACCGCGAGGCCAGTGTCATCACCCGCCAGCGCGTGGCGCTGGAAGACCTCTACAACGCGCTCCGCCTGCGCCTGGCGCGCGGCGCCGACCGCGTCATCGACGTGAATCTGGAGGCCGCATGAGCCTCCCCATCATCTCCGCGCAGCAGCGGATGGCAGAGCGCAAAGGCGTGAAGCTGCTGATGCTCGGCAAATCCGGCATCGGCAAGACCACCCGGCTGCGTGACCTTGAACCGTCGACGACGCTGTTCATCGACATCGAAGCCGGCGATCTGTCGGTCGCGAGCTGGCCCGGCGACACCATTCGCCCGGCGTCCTGGCCCGAGTGCCGCGATCTGTTTGTCTACCTCGCCGGGCCCGACCGCTCGTTGCCGCCGGAGGCTGCGTTCTCGGTCGCGCACTACGAGCACGTTGTCGGCCAGTTCGGCGATCCGGCGCAGATCGACCGCTACGCGACCTTCTTCGTCGACTCGATCACCCAGATGTCGCGATTGTGCTTCACCTGGTGCAAGTCGCAACCAGGCGCCATCAGCGACCGCTCCGGCAAGCCGGATCTGCGCGCCGCCTACGGGCTGCTCGGCCAGGAAATGGTCGGCGCGTTGACGCACCTGCAGCACGCGCGCGGCAAAAACGTGGTCTTCGTCGCGATCCTCGATGAGCGTCTCGACGACTTCAACCGCAGGGTCTTCGAGCCGCAGATCGAGGGCAGCAAGACCGGGCTGCAAATGCCCGGGATCGTCGATGAGGTCGTGACCCTCGCCGAGATCAAGGCCGAGGACGGCAGCTCCTACCGCGCCTTCGTGACCCACACGCTCAACCCCTTTGGCTTTCCCGCCAAGGACCGTTCCGGTCGCCTCGATCTGCTCGAGCCGCCCGATCTCGGCGCGCTGATCGCCAAGTGCGCGGGTACCCCTGCGGCCACCACCTCGCTCTCACATACCGCTTCCAAGGAGTAACCCATGAACACACCCAATGCTTCGAGTTGGAACGACTTCAACGATGCCGATACCCAGAACGGCTTCGACCTGATTCCCAAGGGCACGCTGGTGCCGGTCCGCATGACCATCAAGCCCGGTGGGTACGACGACCCGTCGCAAGGCTGGACGGGCGGCTACGCCACGCAGTCCTACGAGACCGGCGCGGTGTACCTCTCCGCCGAGTTCGTGGTCACCGGCGGCGAATACGCCAAGCGCAAGCTGTGGAGCAACATCGGGCTGTATTCGGCCAAGGGTCCGACCTGGGGCCAGATGGGCCGCAGCTTCCTCCGGGCCGCGCTCAACAGCGCGCGTAACGTCCATCCGCAGGACAACTCGCCGCCAGCGGTCGCCGCGCGCCGCATCGCCGGGTTCCACGATCTCGATGGCCTGGAGTTCCTCGCCCGCGTCGATGTCGAGAAGGACGCCAAAGGCGGCGACCGCAACGTGGTCAAGTTGGCTGTCGAGCCCGACTACCCGGACTACGCCCGCCTCATGGGCGTACCGACCCGCACCCACGGCGCACCGTCGGCGCCCGCGGCGCGCACGGCCGCGGCACCGGCGCAATCCCCTGCACCGGCAACCGCCGCGCCCACTCGCGCGCCCACGGGCAAGCCGGCCTGGGCGAGCTGAGGATGGCCAGTGAAATGTTGGGTCTGCAAACGACAGGCGCGCGGGTTCGGCCATGCCGACACCCGCTTCAAGCCAACCGATCCGCGCCACCACCCCTGGGACTGGGTGTTCTGCTCACGCCGCTGCCAGGACGCCTTTCACGCCCTGTACGGCCGCTGGAAGAACGCCCGCGCCCAAGGAATCACCATTCCGGAGACCGACATGATCGATGCCACTGAGATCGAGCGCGCCTGCCTCAAGAAGTGCCTGAAGGCCTTCGGCGCAGCGGCCGAGGACATCGGTTTCGACAAGCCGCTCGGCGACTACGCCGAGCAGGAGGCACTGCAGGTGATCGGCGCCATCGTCACCTGCTTCACCAACGCAATGGCGGCGCATCACGAGATGGCGAAGTACCCACCCGTGCACGGCATGCCGGAGGGTCGTGATCCGCTGACCGATTTCTCCGATCTGGAAGACAAGGCCTTTTGGGAGAGAACGCCATGACGCTCGACTTCAACGCGACGGCGAGCATCAGCGGTCAGCTCACGGCACGCATCGACCGCGCATTGCAGGCTGCGCGCGCGGCGGACAAACCGCGCAACTACCTCGGCGCATCGCGTCTGGGCGTCGAGTGCGAGCGCGCGCTGCAGTTCGAGTACGCCAAGGCGCCGGTGGACTACGGCCGTGATTTTGACGGGCGGATGTTGCGCATCTTCCAGCGCGGCCATGTGATGGAAGACTGCATGGTGGCGTGGCTGCGCGACGCCGGATTCGAGCTTCGCACGCACCAAGCCAACGGCGAGCAGTTCGGATTCGCCGATGCGAACGGCAGGCTGCGCGGGCACATCGACGGCGTGATCGTTGGCGGACCGGACAACCTTTCGTATCCGGCGCTCTGGGAGAACAAGTGCCTGGGCGCAAAGGCCTGGCGCGACATCGAGTCCAAGGGGCTCGCTGTCTCCAAGCCCGTGTACGCGGCGCAAGTAGCGCTCTATCAGGCGCATCTGGAGCTCCACGAGCACCCGGCGATCTTCACCGCGATCAACGCCGACTCGATGGAGATCTACGTCGAGCGCGTGCCGTTCAACGCGGCGCTTGCGCAGCAGATGACCGACCGCGCAGTGCGGGTGATCGGCGCGACCGAGGCTGGCGAGTTGCTGCCGCGCCGCTTCCATGACGCCACTCACTTCGAGTGCCGGATGTGTGCCTGGCAGGACCGCTGCTGGAGGACGCAGGCATGAACTCTCGATCTGTGAGTCACGTGCTCGGCGAAAAGCTGGTCGATGCCCGCAACGCCGCCATGAGCCTCAATTTGCCGCTGCATTGGCTCGTGCAAAAGCAGCAACGCAAGCGCCGGGGCATTCCGCACTACCGGGTCGGGA